GGACAGGAACACCAAGAATAACAAGGCGAGTAATTTGCGTGTAACATCACAGACAAAGAACAGGTCTAGAAATGGCACAAAAAAAATCCAGAGCAAAAACCAAAGCAAAGTCCAAGGCAAAGCCAAAAGCAAAGTCTCGCGTAAACGAGGCAGGTAACTACACCAAACCAGAGATGCGTAAACGACAGTTTAACCGCATCAAGGCTGGCAGCAAAGGTGGGAAGCCGGGTCAATGGTCTGCCCGAAAAGCACAGATGCTGGCTAAGGCTTATAAAGATGCAGGTGGTGGCTACAAGTCATGACGCTTAAAAAATCCCAGAAGTCTTTGAAGAAATGGACAAAGCAGAAATGGGGAACCAAGTCAGGCAAACCATCCACTCAGGGTAAAAAAGCCACTGGTGAACGGTATTTACCAAAGGCGGCAAGGGATGCGCTAACAGACAAAGAGTATGCCGCTACGTCAAGAAAAAAACGAGCGGATACCAAGAAAGGCAAGCAGCATAGCAAGCAACCAAAAAAGATAGCTAAAAAGACAGCGAGACATCGCAAATGAGCTTAACAGATGCCGAAAAGAACAGGCTTAAAAAGGTTGGTTTAACAGGTCTCAACAAACCCAAGAAAACGCCTAGCCATAAAACCAAGAAAGCGGTTGTGGCAGTTCGTGATAAAGGCAAAGTCAAGCTAATACGGTTTGGTGACCAGAAGATGGGTCACAATTATTCCAAGGAAGCTAGAAAGAGCTTCAAGGCTAGACACGCGAAGAACATTAAAAAGGGGCCGACAAGCGCAGCTTATTGGGCAAACAAGGTTTTCTGGAGTGGTGAGGGTGGCAGCAAGAAAAGCCCACCTAAATCACAAAAGCAAAAATTCGGTAAAAAATAATGGCGACAAGCGGAACGTATACATTTGACCTTGACCTTGGTGATGCAATGGAGGAAGCCTTTGAAAGGGCTGGCCTTGAGATGCGTAGTGGTTATGATTATAGAACAGCTAGGCGTAGCATTAACTTGTTAATGTTAGAGTGGCAGAACAGGGGGTTGAATCTCTGGACTGTCCAGTCAAAGAGTCAGGCACTTACGGGCGGTACTTCAGCCTATACGTTAGATTCAGACGTATTGGATATAGTTGAGGCGTTTGTCAGAACTAACAGCGGCAATGTGACCAGTCAGTTTGATCAGTCTCTTACCCGCATATCGGTATCTCAATACGCACAGCTTTCTAATAAGCTGACTCAAAGTAAGCCAACAGAGTTTTATGTTGAAAGAACAGCAACGGGCATTGTGATAAACCTATGGCCTGTTCCTGATTCTCAGGAAACATACACCTTTGAGTATTATTATATGAGGCGCATTGAAGATGCTGGAAAACCAGCATCTAACACCATGAGCGTCCCATCTAGATTCTTGCCTTGTCTTGTTGCAGGTCTGGCATATCAGGTCTCTTTGAAATATGCAGAGGCCAATGTAAGGTCAACCATGCTAAAAACAGAATACGAAGAACAGTTTAAGCTGGCTTCTGATTCGGATAGAGATAAGGCTTCTCTCTTTGTATCTCCGGGAGGCTACAGCAATTGAGCAGAACAAAAGGCAAATACGCTTTTGGGTTTTGTGACAGAACAGGGTTTCGTTATAAACTAACTGATCTAGTCCCACAGATACTAAACCAGAGACCTACAGGTATGTTGGTTGGTAGAGACGTTGTTGATCAAGATCAGCCTCAGTTACAGCTAGGCAAGTTGCATCTGACAGACAACCAGTCTTTGAGAAACCCAAGACCAGATAGATCCCTTGTTGAAAGCAGGGAGTTTTTTGCGTTTAATCCAGTTGGTGGCGGTGTTACGCAACTTGGAAGCAGAACAGTTGGACTTGATATTACTGGTGAAGTTGGAAGGGTTACAATAACAATCAGCTAAGGTATTGATTATGGCAAAGCTAGAAGTGTTTCAAAACGGTAATTTTGCTTCAGGAGAGCCTGTCTATCAGATTGGCACTAAATACCCAAACGGTGAAATCGGTGAATACGGTGAGTACGACATTGTCGTTTTTGCCCCGATGACCAAATCAGAAGCGGATGCAAAACTTGCTGAAATGCAACCCGTTAAAAAGACTGCTGCAAAAGCAAAGCCAAAGAAAAAACCAGCAAAAAAAGCTGCCGTAAAGAGTAAGTGATATGGCGTGGACATTCACCACATTAAAAGCGTCTATTCAGGATTATCTGGAAACGACTGAAGAAACATTCGTTGCAGAGCTTCCTTTGATTATCGTCCGTGCTGAGGAAAGGATACTGAAGTCAGTTCAGCTTCCTAACTTTAGAAGAAATGTCACAGGTTCGATAACGGCTAATCAGGAGTATCTCAATACGCCAGATGACTTTCTTGCAAGTTATTCTTTAGCACTTGACAACAGTGGTTACGAGTATCTTTTAAACAAAGATGTTAACTTTATCAGACAGGCGTATCCAGTGAGTACGACAACGGGTGTGCCAAAGTATTATGCGTTATTTGATGACACCACGTTTATACTTGGCCCAACGCCTAACGCAGATTTTACAACCGAGTTACATTATTTTTATAAACCTCTGTCAATAACAGTAACATCAGATGGAACGAGTTGGTTAGGAACAAATGCGGCAAATGCTCTTCTTTATGGGTGTCTTGTTGAGGGTTATATATTTCTCAAAGGCGATCCTGATTTGATGCAGTTGTATCAGGCTAAGTATGATGAATCGCTAGAAAGACTGGAGTCGCTGGGTGAGGGTTACAACACAACAGACAGTTATAGGTCAGGCACTGTCAGGAAGTCTAGATCCTGATGTTTGAAGTTAGCATGAGTATGCCCGATACGCCTATTGTTGATGTTTCTACTACAGAGCATAAGGGGCATGATGTAGAGTTCTGGGCAGAAAAGGCAACAAATAGAATTGTTTCTGTAGGCAGTAACTCCCATCCTGCAATTCAGGAACAGGCACAGGCTTTTAAAGATCAGGTTTATACAGCGGTGTTGTTTTATATGGTAGAGGCTATAAAAAGCGACAGAACCACGTTAACAGCAATACTGGAAAAGAATCAACAGAAAGAAATGGCAGACATAATTAGGAGATTGTAATGGCTATATCTCAGGCTATGTGTACTAGCTTTAAGAAAGAGTTGCTTGAAGCAAAACACAATTTTTTGGCAAGTGGCGGCAACAGCTTTAAATTGGCTTTGTACACAAGTTCTGCAAGTCTGGGGGCGGGTACGACAGCCTATACGACTTCCAATGAGGCAAGCGGAACTAACTATACTGCCGCTGGTGCAGCTTTAACAAACATCAACCCAGACTCTAGCGGCACGACAGGCTTTACCGATTTTGCGAACCTGACGTTCTCTACGGTAACGATTACAGCTAGGGGCGCACTTATCTATAATGACACCAATTCAGATCGAGCGGTATGTGTGTTGGATTTTGGTGGAGACAAGACTGCAACGGCAGGTGACTTCACGATTACCTTTCCTACCGCAGACGCGAGTAACGCAATTATTAGGATTGCCTGATGTCCTCGATTACGGGATGGGGACGCGCTGGTTGGGGAACAGATGGCTGGGGAACGCCTGATGATATAAATGTTACTGGTGTTGCAGGTACAAGTGGTTTAGGTAGCGTTACAGTAAGCGGGGCTGCAAATGTAACTTTAACAGGTGTTTCAGCGACTGGTGCAATTGGCACTGAAGTTGTAGGCATATCAGTAACAATTAGCCTTACAGGCGTATCAGCCAGCGGGTCAATCAGACCCGTCAATGTCTGGGGGCCAATAGATACATCGCAAACGCCAGCTTGGCAAGATATAGTAACACCAACGGGCATAGCCGCATGAGGTTTATAACATGGCAACTTATGTAAATGATTTAAGATTAAAAGAGATCGCCACAGGAGATTCTTCTGGTACATGGGGGTCAGAAACGAATACCAATCTGGAGCTAATTGCAGAGGCATTGAGTTACGGAACACAGGATTGTTTTGGCAGTGACGCAAATGCAACGACTACTGTTGCTGACGGAGCGACAGATCCAGCCCGTTCTATTTATTTTAAAGTGACATCGTCTGCTACGCTTTCTACAACCAGAGAGCTAACTATCGCGCCAAACACAGTTTCCAGATTGATGTTTATTGAGAACGCAACAACAGGTTCTCAGATTATTACAATCAAACAAGGCTCTGGTGCAACGGTTAATATTGGTAACGGAGCAGTCAAGGCAGTGTACCTTGACGGGGCAGGTTCTGGAGCAGCGGTAGTTGATGCGCTTGTTGACTTAGATTTGACAGGCACTACCACCGCAGCAACCTTGACGGCTTCTGGTGTTATTACAGGAGCAACGCTTGAGGCGACTGCTGACACATCATCTGGTGACAACGCAGCCATAGGATTTACTTCTGCCGAAGGGATTATAATTACAGGACAGGGCAGCACCAATGACGTAACCATCAAAAATGACGCTGATGCTGACGTACTAACAATCGCAACAGGTGGAACTAGCGTTGATATAGTAGGGGATGTTACAGCCTCCACCCTAAATGCAGATGGCGACACTGCTGCTGGCGACAATGCCTCGATGGGCTACACTGCCGCTGAAGGATTGATTCTTACAGGTCAGGGGTCAACTAATGACGTAACCATTAAGAATGATGCAGATGCTGATGTATTAACTATTGCAACAGGCGGTACAAATGTAGACGTAGTTGGCGATCTTACCGCAGCGTGTTTTATACCTGATGGGGATACGTCCTCTGGTGATGCCGCAGCAATAGGCTACACAGCCGCTGAAGGTTTAATTCTTACAGGACAAGGCTCGACCAACGATGTAACAATCAAGAACGATGCAGATGCAGATGTATTGACGATAGCAACAGGTGGTACTAGCGTTGATATTGTTGGAGACTTGACGGCTGGAACATTAAATGCTGATGGTGATACTAGTGCTGGTGATAATGCTGCAATGGGATATACCGCTGCGGAAGGTTTAATCCTCACTGGACAAGGTTCAACAAATGACGTAACGATTAAGAATGACGCTGATGCTGATGTTATTGAGATTCCAACTGGAACAACTAATGTCACAATAGCCGGTACGCTTGATGTGGGGGGAGCAAAAGCAAAAGTTGCAGGGAAAGAAACAATTTACGTTCCAGCAGCAGCGATGTACCCTAACTCAACGGCTGGCTGTGCTGATTTAACACAGGTTGAATTATCAAATGGGCCAGAAATAAAATGCCTTGACTTTGATGCTTCGTCTGATGAAAACGCTCAATTTACGGTTTGTTTTCCTAAATCATGGAACGAAGGCACAGTAACCTTCCAAGCGTTTTGGACAGTCACTGGAACAAACACAGGCACAGTTGCATGGGGATTATCTGGCGGTTCTATGGCTGACGATGCTTCAATCAACACAGCGTTTGGAACAAACGTAGTTGCGACTGCAAAAGCGTTTTCTGGTACATCAAATGATATGACAGTCTCCGCAGAATCAGGTGCTGTCACTATTGCAAACGCAGCGGTTGATACAATGACGTATTTCCAAATTATGAGAGATGTTTCAGCAGATAGTCAGTCAGGTGACGCAAGACTATTAGGTATTAAGTTGTTCTTTACTACAGATGCGGCTAACGATGCGTGAGGTTAGATAATGTCTAGTTTTGGCTACAACGTATTAGGTTTTGGTGCTCACCCAAGCAGAACAAAGACAATGGATATTGAATGCCTTGTCGTTGCTGGAGGAGGATCTGGTGGATTTGGATCTGGAGGTGGCGGTGGTGCTGGAGGATTTCGTGAAGTTTCAACCACAGGGACAGTATCCGATGGGACTGAATGGACAGTGACTATAGGTGCAGGAGGAGCAAGAGCAACTAGCTCTGCAAATGGTGCAGGAGGATCTGACTCCTCAATTACTGGCACAGGCATTACCAACACCACCTCTACTGGTGGGGGGCGAGGAGGAAGAGCTGGTTCACATGGAGGTGGGGCTGGCCCCCAGACAGGAGGTTCTGGTGGGGGCGGTGGATTTGGAAACAATCCATCTACAAGCACAGGAAGTCCCGGCACCTCTGGTCAAGGTAATGCTGGAGGTGATGGTAAAGTTTCCTCAAGTAACAATGCTGCCACAGGTGGTGGTGGTGGAGCCTCTGCGGATGGAGCCGATGGCGTTGTAAATTCGTCTACGCCTGTTGGGGGAGCAGGAGGAGCAGGGACAGATTGGAAGTCTCTTGGAACTTCATACGCTGGCGGTGGAGGCGGTAGCGCACAACAAATTACTACAGCCTCTGCTCAAGCTACAATTGGTAGTGGTGGTGCTGGAGGCGGTGGAAATGGTGGACGTTACGGGGGTGGAAGCTCACCTCAACAAATACAGGCTACTGCTGGAAGTGCTAACACAGGCGGGGGCGGTGGCGGTGGAGGATCGGCTGCTTTTGAGCTACTGGGTGGAAACGGAGGTTCTGGCGTTGTAATTCTTAGATATGCTGGTGGTCAAGTTGCGACAGGAGGAACGGTGACTTCTTCGGGCGGCTTCACTTTTCACACTTTTACAAGCTCTGGGACATTTACCACATGAGTCATTTTGCTAAAGTCAGGAACAATATTGTAGAAGCGGTGATTGTTGCAGATCAAAATTTTATTGACTCTTTGCCATCTGAGTCTGGCGTAACGTGGGTGCAAACATCGTACAACACATATGGTGGTGTACATCATGCGCCTAATTCAAATACACCTGATGGCGGTGTAGCGTTACGAAAAAATTATGCTGGAGTTGGTCATACTTATGACTCTGTGAGAGATGCTTTTTATGCACCACAACCTTACCCAAGTTGGAGTTTGAATGAAACATCTTGCATTTGGGAACCTCCAGTGGCTCACCCGAATGACGGAAAATCTTATGTATGGGATGAGACAAACAGACAATGGGTTGAAATGACCTAATGCATTTAATAAAAGAAAATATTAATAACGGCCCCACACCTGTTTTGCTTACAAAAAATACACATCCGTCTTTTATTGGGAGTTGGATTCTAGATGATTTATCTATTTGTGATCGTTTAATTGATTACGTTGAAGATAAAGAGGCAAAAAAACAAGGCGAAATAAATCGAGGAGTTGTTGGTCATCAAGATACAGGGAGAATAGCTGTTGAGGAAGAAACAAAAGTTTCTTTTGAAAGAAGATTGTCTTTTCAACATAAAGTTTGTTGTGACTATTCGATTGAATTACAAAAGTGTTTGAATCTTTACTTAAAAGATTACCCTTTTGCAGATAAGGTTGCAGCGTTCAATGACGGTGTAGATCAAGGTAACGTGCAAAAGTACCCGAAAGGTGGTGGTTTTTTTAAGTATCACACCGAAAGGTCATCGCTGCTGTATGCCCACAGGCATCTTGTATATATGACATATCTTAACGATGTAACGGAAGGTGGTGAAACAGAATTTGCACATCAGAAAGTAAAAGTTAAACCGCAAAAAGGTCTCACATTAATATGGCCTTGTGATTGGACTCATTATCACAGAGGCATTCCTTCACAGACACAAGTCAAATACATTGCAACAGGTTGGTATTGTTATTCTTAATTAGTTAATGGCAGGGGTTTGTTATGGAAATCAAGTTATCTAGTCTCATGAATCTTGCTCCTGCTTTGCTAGTCGGGGCTGGTTTGATTGCGAGCTACACCACGCTTGAGGCACAGTCACAGGAAAACGCAGAGGACATCAGTGAGTTAAGTGAACAGGTCGATGAGATCGAGGATGAGGTAAATCAGCTTCAAAACCAAATGACACGTTCTGAAATCATTCAACAAAACACCGCAGAAGACTTGAGCGATGTTAAAGCAGATACAAAGGTTATTCTCAACTTGTTGCAAAACCAACGCAGACCAACAGAAGATTAATGTGGCTACTGTTAAGGAGTCAATGACAAGGATCGACAATCATGAACGTGAATGTTCGATCCGTTACCAGAATATTGAAGATCGCCTTGGAGAAGGCTCTAAGCGGTTCGACAAATTAGAGCTAATGTTATGGGGAGTTTATCCGTTTATTATAACTGTATTGGCAGCATTCAAATGGATGGGATAAATGGAAATCATAGTTTTTGCGCTTATTGTTCAGTTAAGCCCTGCCGATCCAGAAAAGGTTGCGGGTTATTACATGAATCAAAAGCATTGCGTCAACATTGCAAAAATCCTCACGAAGAGAGAGGAGAACTATAAGCCTGCTTTAGCTTTCTGCAAACCTGCTTTTGTCGATCCCAACAAGGAGGAAATAGATGGCTACGCAAAAAAAATTACAGCGAACCAGTAAGTACGCCAAGTATGACCTTGACGGAGATGGCGAGGTAACTGACGAGGAACTGGAGCGTCATCAGCAGCTTGTCGAATTAGAACTTCGTGAAGAAAAAGCAGACTCTCAAAGAAATATGGCGTGGGTAGCCATGATTTCTATGGTTCTGTTTTCTGTTTTCCTCATGTTACCCATGATGCCCGACAGCAGGGTCAAGGCACTTTCTGATTTGCTTGGGCTGTTTTACATAGCTCAAGCGTCCATTGTGGCGGCTTATTTTGGAGCTACTGCTTTCATGAGTAGAAAGTAGTGTGCTTGAGGAAATTGCAGCAGCAAACAAAGCGATTGATGTTATGCTTCAAAGCGTTAAGCATGGCAAAGACCTTTCTGCTTGCGCGGATTCATGTGCAAACTACTTCAACAACAAATCAATTTTGGCAAGACGCTCTAATAAAAAGGGGCGTGGTAGTGCGCTCCAGAACTTTATGGAGTTGGAAAAACTTAGAGAAAAAGAAGCAGAACTAAGAACAACAATGAAACTGGCTGGAAGACCGGGCTTGTGGGAAGACTTTTTAGAATTTCAAAAGCAATGTAAAAGAGAAAGAATACGCCAAGAAAAACAACGGAAACAAGCTGAAAACGCAACGATGGCTCAAGTTATGCGATGGTTCAAATACATGATGGGAGCCACTGCTTCGCTTTTTAGTATGTTGATGGCGGTGATGGAATTCTTGAACGCAGCAAAAGGAGAATAGCATGTTACAAGCGTTGATAGGGCCAGTAGCAGGGTTACTTGACAAGTTTATTGAGGACAAAGACACCAAAAATGCCTTGGCCCATGAAATTGGCACAATGGCACAAAAACATGCTCAGGAATTAGCAAAAGGCCAATTGGAAGTTAACAAGGTAGAGGCTGCAAGTAAAAGCATGTTTGTCGCTGGCTGGAGGCCAGCAGTTGGATGGGTCTCGGTATTAGGTATGGCCTCAAACTACATTTTAATTCCATTTTCTAACTTTGGTTTAGCGTTGGCTAAATCTGATGTTGTCATACCTTTAATTGATACAACTACTATGATGCCTGTGTTAATGGGTATGTTGGGACTTGGTGCAATGAGAAGCGTTGAAAAAGTACAAGGGGTTTCAAGAGAAAAATGATTGGCTGGTTATATGAGAAACATCTGAAGTTATTTTTCGGGCGTGAGTTCAAGCGTGTTCGTGCCAGAGATAAGAAAGGTCGCTATCTTGCTGATGACAAATCAACACCAGACAAGAATGAGGCGTATATTAATGTGTCTGCGGCTTTAAATGCAGGCAAAACAGACTGATGCAGCCTTATGTTTATACCTGCGACTTGTTGAGAGTAGTAGATGGTGACACAATCGATGTAACCATCAGGCTGGGATTTGATGTTGAATTGCGTAAACAGCGTCTCAGGTTATATGGTATAAATGCTTGGGAGTCCAGAACGAGGGACAAAGAGCATAAACGCAAAGGCTTGCTTGCAAAGAAAAGGCTCATAGAATTGTGTCCCGACAGACTGGTGATGCTTAGTCATGGCAGAGGCAAGTACGGTAGAATCCTTGCTACAATCTACACAGAAGACAACAAAGACATTTGTCAGATTCTGGTTGACGAAGGTCATGCTTGGGAATATTTTGGTAAATGAACGCTACACGCTTTGTAAAATTAAAGATTATGCTTAGAAAGCACGAGGGTGTTAGAAAGCATGTGTACAAGTGCTCTGCTGGTTATGAAACAATAGGCGTAGGCAGAAACATTTCGGAATCAGGTCTGGGGCTAACAGAAGCAGAAATAGATCAAATGCTTTTAAATGACATTTACAGGGTGATTGGTGAGCTTTCTGAAGAGTATGACTGGTTTAATGATCTGGACGCTGTAAGGCGAGACGCAATGATCGACATAAGTTTTAACCTTGGACAAACAGTGCTTAGAAAGTTTGAGAAGGCGTTAGGTGCAATGGCAAACAAACGATACAACGAAGCCGCAGATAATTTTTTAGATAGCCGCTGGGCGCAACAAGTTGGGAACAGGGCTAAAGAACTTGCGTACATGATTCGTACAGGAGAATATCAATGAGTAAAGGTGGCTCAAGAAGAATGCCTCAGATGCCTGATGGTGGTATGCCACCACCTATGCCCCAGATTCCTATGCCGCCTCCCTCGCAGATGCCGCCAAGGAGAAGTCCACCGTTTAATCCTAAAGGAGGGATGCCTCCGATTATTGATGGCCCGATGCCACCCGTAACACCACCCCCTGCTCCAAATCGTGGGCCTGTCCCTTTATACAATGACCCTCAACCCGTGGGGCCAACAACGGGGGCAACTGGAGGCTCGCCTGTTCCTTTATACAATCAAGAACCTGTTAATGTGGATACACTGCCCATAAATGAAATAGCGGTTCCGCTTCCTATACTGGATGTTAATCCAGAGCCTCCCAGTCGGTTACCAATAAGACCCCCTGTTTTTAGAAATCCTCCTAGAGATGGTGGTTTTTTGCCTCGTCCCAGCCCACCCTTTATGAGACCGCCTCGCCAAACACCACCTTCGTTGCCTTTTGCAAGAGATATGGCAAGGTTCAGGTATGCTCCTCAAATGCGTAGAGAGGAACAAAGTTTATTTCCTAACCAGTCAGGAATAGCAAGTTTGATGGGACAGTCATACGGCAGGTCAATGAGTCGCCCTAATTATCAACCGATGCGGCAACCGCCCATGAGAAGACCAATAATGCCAAGACCACCAAGTCGAGGAAAGGGAGGCGGTTATCGGCCTATGCCCAGACCGCCAAGTCGAGGCAAAGGCGGTGGCTTTCCACCAATTAGACCAATGAGATAGATTATGGCTTTACGCAAAGTCAAATTTGCTCCGGGTGTCAACAAGGAAGGCACTGACTACACAGCCGATCAGGGTTGGGTTGACTCTGATAAAATCAGATTCAGGCAGGGTAACCCAGAAAAGATCGGTGGTTGGCAAAAATACCTGTTAGATTCCTTTGAAGGCGTTTGCAGATCCCTTCATGCGTGGTCAACTTTGTCGAGTGTAAAACATATCGGGGTTGGCACTAACCTAAAGTTTTATATCACAGAGGGTAACGCTTACAAAGACGTTACCCCTTTAAGGGTAACTACAAGCGCAGGTGATGTAACTTTTTCTGCAAGTAACGGGTCATCGACTCTTACCGTTACCGATTCAGGTCATGGTGCGGTTGTAAACGATTTTGTTACCTTCTCAGGTGCTGCAAGTTTAGGCGGGTTGATTATTGCCTCTGCTTTAAATCAGGAGTATCAGATTGCATCTGTTGCTGACGCAAACACTTATACCGTAACAGCAAAGGACACCAGTGGTAATACTCTTACCGCTAACGCCAGTGATTCTGGTAATGGTGGCGGTAGTGTTGTTGGTGCATATCAGATCAATACAGGACTTAATGCTTACGTTGCATCTCAAGGCTGGGGTGCAGGTGGCTGGGGGTTTGGTGCTTTTGGCTCTTCAACAGCAATTAGCTCTGGAAATCAATTAAGACTGTTTAGTCAGGATAACTTTGGGGAAGACCTCATCTTTAATGTCCGAGGTGGAGGTATTTTTTATTCCGATGTTTCGGCAGGGTTGACCAATCGTGCAGTAAACATTACCGCTTTGAGCGGTGCATCCGATGCACCAACTGTTGCACTTCAGATAATGGTGTCTGATACAGATCAGCATGTAATTGCTTTTGGTTGTAACGCCATAGGTTCAAGCACTATAGACCCCTTGTTTGTTCGTTTTTCTACACAGGAAAGTGCAAGAGACTGGACACCAACAGCGACCAATACTGCTGGCGGTATCAGGATTAACTCTGGTTCTTTGATTGTCGGGGCGGTTCAGTCACGACAGGAAATAATTGTATTTACTGATCGCAGTGTTCATTCGATGCGTTTTGTCGGGGGTGCTTTTGTTTTTGAGCTTTCCCTTATTTCAACCGATGTATCGATGATATCACCCAACGCGGGAATAGATGTTGGTGGTCAGGTGTATTTTATGGATGAAGGGGGCTTTTATGTTTATAACGGCTCTGTTCAAACGCTTCCATGCTCTGTTAAAAACCATGTGTTTTCTAACTTAAATAAGAGTCAGGCGTATAAGGTGTTTGCCGCTGAGAACTCAGCGTACTCTGAAGTTACTTGGTTTTATCCAGTAGGCACTGGTAATACAGAAATAACAAACTATGTGACGTATGATTACGCAGAAAACCTCTGGTCTATAGGCACTCTAGAAAGAGGTGCATGGAACGATTATGGGTCAGGCACAGCACCACTTGCGGCTAGTGTTATTACCAGTTCAAACGAAAACTATTTATACGAGCATGAAACAGGTCATGATGATGACGGTTCTGCCATGACTGCTTTCATAGAGTCGGGTGATCTTGAGATAAATGACGGTGAAAGTTTCATGTTTGTTAACAGGATAATACCAGACTTTACGTTCTCTGGTGCTGACCCAGAAGTTAATTTAACCCTCAAAGGAAGAAATTATCCCTTGGAAACCACTACGACCCTGTCGTCTGCTACTGTCAACCAGTCAACAACAGAGTCACATGTGCGAGCAAGGGCCAGACATCCTGTGCTAAGAATCGAAAGTTCAGGCACTGGGTACGGCTGGCGGTTGGGTACGTTACGATTTCAGATCAGACAAGACGGTAGACGATAATGACGTTTAAGAAACATCCTTTACCAATACCAACGCAAGAATACAATGTAAGAGAAGAGGCTTTGACCCGTAGAACAGTGACAGACGTTCTTAATACTCATGAGATTGATATCGATATTGCAAAAACCCAAGCTGACAAAACGGGTTCTCTTGCAATGCGTAGATTCCAGTTCCTGTTAATGGGTGCTTCATGACAGATGTAATCAAAGTTCTTGGTCAGCTAGATGTTTCGGCAACGACAACAACTGTTTTGTACACGGTTCCTAACCTTACCCAGACAACAGTAAGCTCTCTGGTTATTTGTAACAGGAGTGGCTCAGGTATTACCTTTCGGGTTAGCATCCATGTAGCGGGTGCTGGCGCAGATGACAAGCAGTTCATATTTTATGATCAAGCCCTTGCGGCAAACACCACCCAGACGGTGGTTATTGGTATCTGCCTTGGACAGGCAGATGTAGTAAAAGTATATGCGAGTGCGGCAAATGTAAGTTTTAACCTATTCGGTGTGGAGACGAGTTAAATGAATTACTCAAACAACCAGATGATGTATCAAAGACCCATGCAGGGAATGGCTAACCAGTTAGCTAATCAGGGTCGATATGGCGATAGCATGATGGTGCATATGAACCCCGTAGAGGTCGCTGGGCTGGCTTCTTTGTCGCCTACAGGGTCTTTAACCAGAAATCCCATGACAGGGCAACCAGAGGCGTTTCTGCCCTTTCTAGCACCTCTTCTTGGTAGTGCAGCAGGCACAGCTTTGTTACCAGCTTTAAGCCCGGCTTTAGCTGGAGCGATTGGTTCAGGCGTTGCAACCACTCTACAATCGGGTGACCTTAAACAAGGCATTATGTCTGGACTGACTGGTTATGGTCTTGGATCGGCTATTGGGAAAGGGGCTGAGGCAGTTGCTGGTGTTCCAGATGCACAGGCAGCAGTTGATGTTGCCAAACAAGGCGTAGAGGCAGCAACCCTTGATCAATTAAGAATAAACCCGCAGTTAGATTTGGAAGCAGCAAAAACGGCATTAGGTACGTCTACTCCGTTGCCTTTAGGTCAGCCGACTGGTGTATTACCGCCAACAACGCCTTTTGATGCAAACACTGGTCAAATTCTTGGGACAGGCGCGGAAGGTCAGCTTATAAAAGCTCAACAAATAGCTGAAGGAAAAAATATATTCTCAGAGGGTGTTCTGCCTGAAGCAGCCAAAGCTGCTATCCAGCCTGCCAACCTTGCCATGATTGGTGTGGGTGAGGGCAGTCGGGCGCAAGAACAAATGCTGCAAGACTTTGAAGACCAACAAAATCAGATGATGCAAGCAAATGAAGAAAAGCGATTGCAGGCATACTCTGATATGAATCGTGCAAAGAAGTTAGCAGCAGAACGGTATGACAGGCCATTTATTCCTCTTAATCCAAATGACAATCCGTATGCAGGCACTTATTACGGGGGCGGTATTACTTCCGTTGATCCAAGCGGTTACATGAGAAGCAGAAGAAACTTGGAAAATATGGGTGTAGAGCCTTTACGGATGTTTGCGGGAGGGCCATTTCCCGTTGATTATTTTAATAGATTGAGCGGTGGTGCTTCTGACACGCCATCCAACGTACAAGACAGGATAAGGCCATCAAGGGTTGTTACAGAAGAAGAGCTTGCAACAGAAGCGGCAGATTTAGTTGCTCAAGGCAAAGATCCAAGAGCAGGGTTCCGTAGTGAAATACAGTATTTTAGAGAGCCTTTACCAGATCCAGAAGATCCAGAAAATCCAACCCCAGATCCAGAACCCGATCCTCCTTTTGACCCCGCGCCTTTTGTTGGGTACAACCCTAAAGGTGGAATGATTCCTCAAGGTGGCAGAAAAGGCACTAACTTTTATCAAGAACAACAACAGAACAAGACTATGCCAGCAGGTGTGACAAGCGGTGCCATGTCAAGCATGGCTGGGCTGCCTCAGCTTATGGGCTTACAGGGAGCGCAAAACCTGCCTATGTCTACGGCTTCTCCAGTCGAATCACAAACACAAGATTACTCTAATCTTGTGATGGGAGATGATTCTGTAACTAATCTGGAGGAGATTAGAAAGCGCATTGCCGCCATGAATCTTCCGTTTGCAGACGGGGGTAAAACCGACTTTCCTGACTACAACAAAGACGGAGAAATTACTCAAGCTGACATCTTGATGGGAAGAGGTGTTATTGAGAAACAGGAAGGTGGTCGGACAGAAGACGGTGTCATGACAACCATTATTGACGAAAAAGGTAACGAGCTTATGGAAGTCATAGACAAAGATGGCAATGTTACCTATCGCAAAAAAACAGAGGAAGAAATAAGAAGAGGCAGTGACGATAAAAGACCTGCATCTCCGCTAAGTATGGAGTTCCAAGAAGGCGGTATAACCAGTCAAGACCCTCTCATAACAGCCACTATGCAAGCCTTGATGGGTAGAACCTCTCCTGAAGAAATGGACGGGATAATAGAAGCGTTTGTTGCAAAGTACGGCACTGAAGCATTCCAAGAGCTTAGGACGCAAGTGTTACAATCAATTGTTCCCAACGCACAAACAGAAGGACAGATCAAAGGCCAAGGTGGTGGAATGGAAGATAACATCGATGGCATGATCGGTGCAGAGCAGCCCGTTGCGGTGTCGCCTAATGAATATATTGTGGCCGCTGATGTTGTTTCTGGTCTGGGTGACGGCAATTCAGATGCAGGTGCAGCCGCTCTTGATGATATGATGGACAGGGTCAGAATGACCAGAACAGGCACTGCACAACAACCCCAACCTCTTGATAAGCGTCAGGTAATGCCAGCATGAATGAGCCTGCTAGAAACATCATAAGGGATATCTCAAGAGAACCAAGGGTTAAGAAAAAGAACGCACCTAGAAAGGTTACCCACACTATAACGATAGCACCAACAACTTATATAAGGGCTTTGTGGCCTGACGTAAGCGAGCAATTACAAAGAGCGGTAGCAAGATCAAATGGCAGATGGACTCTTGAAGACCTTTATCGTGCAATAGAATCAGGTTATCAGCAGTTGTGGCTGGCATTTGATGACGATAAGATGATTGATGGTGTTGGCACTACGGAGATACTTGATTACCCACAAGGGAAGATGCTTGCAATACAGTTTCTTGGTGGAGACAAGTTCAATGACTGGGTTTGGGAAATGCTTGAAAAGTTTAACAGCTTTGCCAAGGATTCTGGGTGTGTAGGCATTGAGGCTACAGCAAGACAGGGATTCTGGAAATGGCTGTCACAGGATGATTTTAAACAGTCGTACATTGTTTACGAAAAGAGGTTTGATTAATGGGTAAAAGTTCAGGGCCATCGGGGCCGCAGCAAGTACAGCAGACTACCACTAATTTACCAGCCTATGCAGAGCCGTTTTATAGGAATCTTTTAGAGCGAGCCACGTTTGAAAGCGAAAGACCCCTTGAAACATATCCGGGTCAAAGGCTGGCAGATTTTGATCCTTATGAACAACAGGCCATGTCAGGCATTGCCGATATGGCTTATGCTGGTGACCCCATACAGATGCAACAAGCATCGGAACTGGCTGCGGCAGTCGGTTATCAAGACCCAAATCAAGCTATGCAGATAGCAAATGCCTATCGACCTTCTGCTCAGTATTCTGGCTATTTTGCTGGCGATATTGATTCTGGTTACGATGCAGGTGCTTTAGATAATCAGTTTCGTGCTGATCAAGCTGGGCAGGGTTATCAGGCGGGTCAGAGAGGGGTTGGTTATGACCCGATTCAGTTTGACCAGTTCTATGACCCAAGGGACAGACAGTCAGGTTACGATCCAATAGAGTATCAAAGCGGTTTTGATGCAAGGACATTCGATCCGGGCTATTTTGCCGAGCAACTGGGTCAGGACTACACCGCAAAGGAACTTCAAAGTCAATTTGACGCTGGATCGGTTGCAACAGACCCTGATGTTTTAGCGCAGTACATGAGTCCTTATGCTCAACTTGTCACAGATATTGAAAGACGAGAGGCAATCGAAGCAGGCGAAAAAGCCAAAACAGATATAGGTCTTCAAGCGGCTGGTGCTGGAGGTCTTGGCGGCTACAGGGAAGCAATCATGCTTTCTGAAGCAGATAAAAATATCCAACAACAACTTGCAGATATCCAAGCAACAGGCGGTCAGAGGGCTTATGAGCAGGCTCTGGCAGCATATGAAGCGGATCGTGGTGCAAGAGTTCAGGAGGAGCAGTTAAGACAGCAGGCGTTTGTTACTAGCGAGGAAGCTAGAAGGGCGCAACAACAGCTTGCTGTGGATACCTTCCGTGCAGGCGAGGATGCCAAGCAACAAGCTGCAAGACTGGGCATGTCTGCTCAAGAACAGGAAGATGCCTCAAGAAGGGCAGAAGAACAATTTGCTCAGTCAGCGTTTGAAATGACTGACAGAGGCAGACAGCAAGCAGAACAGTTTGATCAACGTGCTTTTGAGTTTAGCGAGCAGGCTCGACAACAAGCAGCCCAAATGGGCATGACGGTTCAACAGCAGCAGGATGCGGCTAACCGTGCTTTAGAGCAGTTCCAACAAGACACATTTGCACAAAATGAACAGCTTAGACAAGCTCAAGACCAGCTTGGCCTTAGTCGGTTCCAAGCAAATGAACAAGCAAGGCTTGCACAACAACAAGAAGACAGGGCAGTTTTCCAAGCTAGTGAATCAGCGAGGCAACAAGCGGCTTCTCTTGGCCTTAATGCTCAAGAGATACAGGAACGTGTCAATCAGGCAGAAAACGCAGCTAGAATGGAAGCAAGGGCGTTAAACAACCAGTACATGTTAAACCAAGCTAATCTTGCTATGGGAGCCTTGGGAGAAGACAGGGCGGCTAGGGATCAGATTCTTTCTGCTTCCCAGCAGTTAGGCAACCTTGGCGGTCAAGACCAGAGGATGGATTTTGAGAGACTGCGTAACCTGCAAGCCGCTGGTCAGAATTATCGAGGACTTGATCAAAGGTCTCTTGATATGGGTTACGAAGACTTCCTGAGACAACAAGCGTTTGGTCAGGAACAGCTTGCTTTCTTTAGTAACATTTTGCAGGGTTTACCTGTTCAGCCCGGTTCCACCCAAGCCAGTTTTGGGCCTAGACCGTCTACAGCCCAACAATTACTTGGTGCTGGAATTGGTGGCGTGGGATTGTATAACGCACTGACCTAATTATTAAGAGGTTAACATGAACATAATTGAGCAAGAAGATATCATCAAGGGTTTGCCAGACGATGCTTTGCAAAGAGAAGCAAGAATGCCTAGTGGTCAGGTTCCCCAGTTTCTTGTTGTTTCCGAAATACAAAGACGCACCGATATGCGAAAGCGGTTTGAGGCTAACCAGCCTCAACAAAACATGTCTGTTGCAGAACAGGTTGTACAGGAAGGTATTGGTGCTGTTCAACCAACGATGATGGCTTCAAGCGGAGGCAGAACACCTTTCACTGCAAAGTATGCTAACGGTGGGATTTCTGGGAGTGGATTGCCTCAAATAGGTAGCAATTTTGTAAGAAATCTTACATTAGATCCATATGGTAATCCAGTGAATATTGATCCTTCAACAGAAGCAGAATTTATTCTGAGAAATCGTGGTTATGATGTCGGCCCATTAGGTATTCCTATTTATGAGTCAACTAGGGACAATGAGCGGTCAGCAAATATAAGAGATTTAATATCAAGGGATCAAACCACTCGCTTTGACTTACCCTTAGATGCCTACGCCACAGGAAGAGCAGAGACACCCATAGATCGGGGGATCGACACCCTACAAAATATTGATATTGACTTATCTAATCCTTTATCAAGAGCAATGACGGATGCAAACAAAAATGCTCCAACCAGTTTTGATGAGTCTGTTCTTGGTAGAGGGACTTCAAGAGCTTTAGATTTTTTGGGAAATCTTAGCCTCCCTGAAACTGATTACAGTAAATTCCCATATACCCGCGCCCGACAAGAAGGAGACCTTTTGTTTTCTAACATAGTGGGTGCTGGATCTCTTCAGGGTTTGTTTGACGGTAGTGATGTTTTGAACCCTCCGGATGAAATAACTTTCGCAGCAACCTCTGACACGCCTAGAGGCGATGATACCCCTACTGCATTAACGAGCGCACAAATTCTTTCAAATGCTAGGGAAAATATTGAAAATGCAAGAAATCCTCAAAATGTATCAAGTGCGGAACTTTTAGCTCAGATCCAGCCCAATCAAACTGACAAAACTGCTACAGACTTTGAAGCTCCAACAGTCGTTGACGATCCAGTCACAAACGCAGAAAAACTGCTTGATGAAATTAATCCAAATATTGACACCACAGTTATTACTGGCCCAACTGTTGCGGATGCTGCAAAAACAGATCCTGTTTCTATAGCCGCCAAACAGTACGCTGATCTGCTTGGTGGAGAAAAGAACGACAAGATGCGTAACGCCTTAATGTTAGCAAGTCTGGGAGCAGGTATTGCTAAGGGTGATACCGCTGGTGGTTTACAGCAAGCAGCTAACGTAGCTGCGTCTTACCAACAGAAAGAAATCGATAGAGCAGAGAAAGGTCTGGATCGTGCTATCAAGAGAGCAGACACTGAAGCTATGCAGGATCTTAAAAGGCAAGAAGTCGAAGGTAGAATTGGATATTATGACGTTTTGAAACTTAATGCACAAAATGAGCAGACTAGATTGGCTCAAGCCGCAGACCTCAAAGCCGAAGAAAGAGATGCCAGTTATAGACAAACAGCAACTCGTATTTTAAATCAAGGATTAGAACAAGCACTGAAAAATGTCCCTAAATATAAAACTATGACTGCCGCACAACAAGCAGCCGTTAGAAGAAATATTCTTAACCAAACAGCCGATATCACTTTGAGATATGAAGGCTCTGCTTATGCTCCATTTTTAGATCAATTAATCAATAGTATGGCTAGTGCTACAGGCGGTAAGTCTCGCTCAAGTTCATACACAGTAATAGAAAAGAGATAATAAATGCCTACTTTTGAGGTAACAGATGAGCTAGGTAGAACTCTGGTTCTGGAGGGTGATACCCCTCCAACCGATGCGGATCTAGATTTGTTGTTTGCTGATTATGATACATATCCTCAAGAGCTAGGTCAGCAACAAACGGCAATACCAGAGCCAGAACCCGATCTCTTTGCCGATCAAAGAACTGCCACAGGTCAAGCCTTTGAAACAATCAAAGGGGTGGGTCGTGGCTTTGGCGGTTCTTTTCTGACAGCAGCGGAAGGTCTCGCAGAGTTAGCAGATGCTGGCACAAACGCACTGGGTTATGAAGACCTTATAGACAGTGGCGATGAGAATGCCCTTGTCAAGGCTGCAAGGTCTGGACAGGAGTCCATACAGGACGCTATAGGCGCAGATAGAGCTTATCAGGACACATGGCTTACAAAGTTCGGAGAAGGGCTAGGATCGTTTGCTTCGTTCTTTACACCCGCTGGGGTGGCGAAAGGTGTTGGTCTCACAGGAAAGGCTTATACAGCCGCCACAAGAGGGGCTGCGGTTCCGTTAGCGGTAGGTGTAGGTTCTGGTGAGCAAGCTCAAAGAATAGCATTAGCTAGGGAGCAAGGCATTGATGTCACCGAAGGTCAAGAAGATTTGTCAATTCTTGGTGGCGGTTTTGTCGGGTTGTCCGAATTAGCATCTGTTTCTAGTTTGCTAGGCAGAATAGACCGATCAAAAGCAGGTGATGGATTTATACAGGAAATTAAAAGGCGAATTGGATCGGCTTTACAGTCAGGTCTTGAAGAAGGTTTTCAGGAAGTTCTTGCTAATATTGCTCAAGATGCAATTGAGCGTGGTGTTTATAACGAAAACCTTCCATCAGACATGTCGGTTAAAGGTATACTCACATCGGATGAATTTACGATTGGCGGGGCCAGTGGTTTTGCAGTTGACCTTCTCCTTAACAGCATAGGAAATAAGAGGAACAGGTTTGCCAATGACGCAGAGCGTGATTTTGAGGCAGGTTTGCGTGATAAAGAAGCACAAGAAATAGCCGAAATCGAACAAAATGTAGCAGAGTTTGAAACAGCAGAACAGGAAGGACTAGCGGCAGCAGAGTCGGTACAGAACCTTGCCAGATCATTGCAGTTAAACGAACCCACCATTATACCCTCCCAGCTTCAGTTAGAGGACTGGAACGATCTAGCTGTAGCCAGCAGTGCTGGCACAACGGTTGGCCCAAGAAACATTGCTAACGAAGCAGAAGCTCTTACCGATTATGGTAATCAAATCCAAGCCAATCTCAACAGTCAGAGAAAGTTCCCTAAATCTGGTCGATTTACTCGCGGTGTAGGTCAGGGAACCCAAGTGTTTTATGACCCACAGGATGGGTCAGACATGATTCCCGTATCACAAGAACTGGCAACGCCTAATCAGGCTGGTCAGCTTGTTGGTATTCTGGAGGAGAAAAGACAAGACAGGGCTATTAACAGTCAGATCAGTCGCATTATAAGAAACAACGAGACAGAGCTAGACCAGCCAAGGGTGAACACCTTAGCTGCATGGGGCAGGTCTGCAATGAACCCCAAGGTCGGCCTTATACCCAGAACAAGGGTTGACTCAGTATTCAATACAACCGATATATCGAAAGGTTATCAGGAAAACTTAACGTCTCAGGAAGCGATTGATGCTAAA